GAAGTACAGAATCGATCCGCGATCGCTCGCGGCGGTGTCGGGCGCAGGCGAAAAAACATCGCCTACCGCGATCGCTGTCAAACCGAACGGCAAGCCTGCGAAGGGCAAGGGCAAGGTGACGCTAGAAGAGGAGCTGCGCAGGCCAACGCGAGACGAGTTGATCAACGAAGACTGGACGTCCGGCGCCCGGACGCGCTAGTTTCTCGGTACGTAGCGATTCTCTTGGGTGTCGCTACCGAGCTTCTTCGAGTTCTGCCGACGAGATTGACGGCGCAAAGCTGATCTCTTGTGCCTCGCCACCGCGAGGCAAGGCCAGGACTCCATGCCTCCGAGTGCAACTCCCGTCGCATACGCGGATATCGCGTACGCATACAACCGTCTCTATACCGATCGCAAAACGACCGACTCCGCCGAACGCGATCACCCACGCTTCTATCGGACCCCCAAAATGGACGGCCTGGAGGGCGAGGGCCTGTTCTACCGGATCATCTACGGAGATCCGCAGGGCGTTGCTTCTGGCGAGGCAAACTTCCAGCAGGCACAGGCCTCGGTGTCCGGTATCGAAGGCAAGCAGCTCCCGCTCACCGCACAGATCAAGTACGGAATCATCCGCCTCGGCGGTCGCGCGATTCGTCGCGCGAAGAAGTCGAAGGCGGCGATCTACGATCTGGTGACTCGTCACACTGACGGCACGAACCGCCAGATGGGCGGCGATCTGGCGCTTGATCTGCTCGGCGATGGCTCCGGGGTCCGCGGGCGGATCGCCGTCGGCGGCATCACCAGCAACACGATCACGCTGACGAACAAGTGGCAGGTTGATCTGTTCAAGAAGAACATGATCATCCGCGCCTCGACTGGCGCCGATGGCATCACCGGCCTCCGCGTCGGCGACACATACGTTACCAAGGTCCTCCGCGGCTCGTCGCAAATCGTCTTGAACAGCGTTGCAGGGATCACCGGCCTCGCGGCCAGTGACTATTTGTTTCGATTCGGCGATCCAGGAAACTTAATGAAGGGCCTCGGCGTGTGTACGCCGATCACCGGGCCGATTTCCGGCGATTCGTTCCGTGGCATCGATCGCTCGGATGACGTTGAGCTTCTCGCGGGCTGGAGAATCATCGACACGAACAAATACGCCGAGGAGAACATCCTCGACCTGTCAGCGCTCGCATTCGCGCACGGCAAGATGCTGACGGAGGCGGACGTGCAGCCGCAGACGTTTGCGAACATGGTGAAGCGCCTCAACGCGAAGGTTTTGTACGATCGAGGCCGCACTGCTGACGTTGGGTTTCGGTTTATCGAGATCCACGGCTCTGGCACGAGCGTTAAGGTGTTCTCGGAGCCGGATCTCAAGGATCCGAACGTGAGCCGGCTCTACAACCCGGAGGGTCACGAGATCCGCCACACCGGTGGCGACGGGCTCATCCATACCATTCGCGATGACGGCGGGAGCCCGTCGCTGCGCATGAGCGATCAGGATGCCGTCGAGATCCGGCTGTGCGCGGAGCACGAGTACCTCCAGTACGACCCCGGACAGTTCGGCGTTACGCAGCACGCGCAGTAAGCGCAACCACGGGGAGCGCTCGGCACGGGCTCTCCCCGTTCCCCTTTTTCTACGCGGGGCATCGCCCCGAGACAGCGAAATCACGATGCCTTTTGCAGACAACCCAATCCGGTCGAACACGACCGAAGACGGTCGCTACAGCGTTGGGATCACCGGCACTGGCGCAGCGAACCCGACAAAGAATTTCGGCGACGGCATCGGCGTTGCCCGTCAGGCCGAGGGCGTGTACCGGTTCACGTTCCTAAACTTCTACGGTGCGTTTAAGGGCGTCGACGTCCGCCAACTCCGTGCGGTGACCGTCGCCAACGTCAAGCAGTGCACTGTCACGTGCGGCGTTCCCACCGCGGCGGTCGGGACGACCCCCGGCTTTGTCGACGTGCAGCTGTGGGGTGCGGCAGGCGCCGCTCGCGATCTCGCCGCTGACGAGTTCATGGAGCTCGAGTTCTGCTTTGCCGGGATGGGCGGCTAATCACCCGTGCCCCGTCGCCAGACATTCAGCTACTGGGTTTCGCGCGTGAAAAAGCTCTCCGACAAGGAGAGCGACGATCACGTTGCGGCAGCCGAGTACGCCGAGTGTCTAAGCGAGGTGTTTGGTGACCTCTACTCGATCACCGCCGAAGGCGCGGACGCGTACTGGCAGACGACCCACACGATCGTCGCGAACGGGTCGGTCAGCTATGACGAGCCGGACGATCACCTTTCTACCGTCTGCCTCGAGTACGTCTCGGGCTCGGGTGAGCGTCGCCCTCTCACCAAGTTGCTCGCGCAGGAGCGCTATACGTATTCGCCTTCGAGTATTGGGTTGATCGGTGGCTCGGCGAACGCGTACTCGCTGATCGACGATCAGTTGTTCCTCTACCCGAAACCGACGAGCGGCACCTACGAGCTGCTATATATCCCGCAGCCTCCGGACCTGACCTCGTACGCAGACACAGACATGGTTGACGTGGTCAGCATCTACGGCGAGCAGTTTCTGGTGTACGGGGCTGCGGCGCTGGTCAAGTCGAAGTCCGAGGATGACGTTCGCTTTTTTCTGCAGCGACAGGCGAGAGCCGAGCAGAAACTGATCGAGTGGGCCGCGCAGCGGTCATTCCACGACGGACAGCACCGATTCTCCGATTTCGGTGGCGGTGACGATTGATCGGTCGCAGTCGTCGAACGCAGCCGCTCGATGTTCACCTCGTCGAAGGTGACGTAGAGCGCGTCCGGCGCAATCACGATCAGCGCATCCGCGAGCTCGCGGCCGCGCCGTCGGCAGACGCCGTGGTGCTGCAGGATGTTGAGCTTGTCGGCGGCGTCCGCACCGCGATCACGCATGGTCTCGGGCGCGCTCCGCGCATGGTCAAGCCGTCGGTGCCACGCGGCGCGACGGCGGCCGGATACCTCACCGAGATTCGAGACGGATCGGTCGATCGCCGTCAGCAGATCCTGCTGACCGCGAACGGGTACGGCGCCACAATCATTCTTGACCTCGAGGTGCAGTGATGGAGGGCTTGACCTGGGAGCTGGCCCAGCTGCCGCTCGCGACCGGACTCCAGCAGAAGTCCGACGATCGCGCGCGCTCGGCGCCCGCGCTCGATATCGCAAACGACGTGCAGTTCGACGAGCTCGGCGGACTACAGACCCGGCTTCCGTACAACGCGATCGGGGCCGACATCTTCGGCGGCGGCACGATCACAAACTCGCGCCGGATCGTCGAGTACGACGGCGAGCTGTTGTTGTTCACGGACACGGCGCTGTACTCGTGGAACGCGCAGCTCTCGAATTGGGTCCGGAAAGGCACGCACCTCGCCGTGGCAGTGGACGAGAAGCCAGCGTTCATCGACACCGGCGAGCAACGCGAGTCCGACCGCGCCGAGCTCAACGGCACGATCGTCTATGCGTGGTCCGAGCCGAGCGGATCGACCTACGGATCACAGGTCCGCGTCGCGGCGATCGACAAGGTGACCGGCTCGGTGCTGATGCCACCGACCACAAATGTCGATGCCGGTGGCGGACAGTTCCCGCGGCTCGTCGCGCTATCGACGCGCATCCTGCTGCTCTATCAGCAGGTCTCGGGCAGTAACGTCAAGTTCAAGAGGATCGATCCCGCAACGCCAGCCACCGCGGTCGTCGGCGGGAGCTCGCCGGTCTACCTCACCAACTCCACCTGGGGCTCGTACGACGTCGAGCGCATCCCTGGCGCAGACGCCGCGATCGCGACCGTGGTTAGCGACGTATTCTCTGAGGGAATCGTTGTCATGCGAATCCCGGCGAGCGTCACCCCAACGACGCTGCGCGTGATCGGTCGCCGCAACAACGGCAACACTGAGAGCCTTACCCGCACGGCGATCGCGATCTCCGCTGACGGATCGACCGCTGCTGTCATCCGCGCGAGCAGTAATCGCGTCGAGGCTGATCTCATTAACCCCACGACGCTCGCCGATGGGTCGTTCACGAGCATCGCGGTCGGACCGACATCGCTCACCTATGGCCCGGCGTTCGTGACCGCTGCGTTCTCGTCGGCGTCGTCGGTGAACGGACCGCGCTGTCACGTCTGGTGGGACGAGGACCTGACCGAGGGCCGCGACGCTTTCCTCAACCGTCGAAATCACTTCGATGCCGGCAACGGCGTGGCCGGCACGTCCGAAACGTTCATTTATCGGCTCGGGCTCGCGTCTCGCGCGTTCAATCACAACGGCGATGTGTTCGTGTGGCTGACCTTCGGTGGCGAGACCGACACCGCCGTTGGAGGCGTGTCCCTGCAGAGCTCGTACTACTTGTACCGGTCGGACAAATTCCTGGCGGCGAAGGCTGTCAACGCGCGAGGCGGCGGCCTCACTCGGTACACCGGTTCGCCGCGCGGCGGTGTGCTGCCCGGCGTCCAGCTCGTCGAGGGCACGACCGGCTACGCGTGGTGCGGCACCGAGCGGCGCGTTATCAGCGTCGGCACGGACAGCTACCGCAACTACGCCGACCGTGGGCCGCGCGACGTCCTGTTCACGTTCGATTCGAATCGAGCCCGACGCGTCGCGCCCCTCGGCGCGACGCTGTACATCACAGGCGGTGAGATCCTCCAGTACGACGGTCAGCAGCTCACCGAGGTTGGGTTCCACCTATTCCCATGGTCATTCGATCTCACCACGCCAGGTGCCGGCAACGTGGCGATCGGCACGTACACGTACAAGTCGACGCTCCGGTGGCAGAACGCGCGTGGCGAGATCGACCGATCGACCACTGCCACACTCCCCGTAGTCACGATCTCAACCTCGGCGAAGAAGGTCCGGGCTCAGTCCGCGCCAGCGCTGCCGGTGACCCACAAGACGACGAACCCGCCCGCGCTGGAGTACTGGCGCACCGCGAAAGATCCGACCGACGATGCGCCGTTTTTCCTCGCCACGAGTAAGGACCCGTCGTCGATCACCAACCCGAATCGCTACGTTGCTAACGACTACACCGACTCGGATCAGGACGACTTCGAGGATGATCTCACCGATGCGTTGCTGACCGTCCGCGAGCAGCACGACGAGTTCGGGCCGGTCGTGCGTCTCGCGCCCCCCCCAGCAACGATCATCGTCGCCGCCGCGGACCGGCTGTTCCTTGCCGGCATCGCAGGCGATCCGGATCAGGTCTGGTACTCGCGACTCCGCAGCGATGGGGAAGTGGCGGCCTTTCATGGGGCACTGACGATTCCGATTCCCCGACCAGGCGGAGATATCACGGCGCTGGCGTTCCTCAATGAGACCCTGATCGTGTTCCGCGAGACGGCGATCTACGCGCTGGCCGGTGACGGTTTCGACAATGCGGGTGGCGGGCAGAACTACGGCCCGGCAAGGATGCTGTCG